AGCGTGAGGCTATCATTAAAGAATGTGCCATAGCCGATGGAGACCAATGCATGGTATTTGTTGAGCAGGAGCCTGGTTCTGGTGGCAAGGAAAGTGCCGAGGCAACCATCAGGAACCTTGCCGGATACAACGTGTATGCCGACCGCCCTACCGGAGATAAGGTAAGCCGTGCTGACCCTTTTTCGGTACAAGTTAATAATGGAAATGTTCAGATAATTGCTGCGGAATGGAATTATGCCTATATTGAGGAGCATAGAAACTTTCCATTGGGCCATTATAAAGATCAGGTGGATGCTTCTTCCGGGTCATTTGCACATTTGAGCGGGCGTAAAATGGCAAAGGTATGGTAAGGGCTGAATTTGGGTAGTGTCTCAGTTTGAATTATGAAAATAAAGGGATTAGATAAAGGTATTCGGCCAGCAGTTGAAATTCTGCAGAAAGGAGGATTTGAGACTACTGAATCTTGTGAAGGAGGCGATGGTCATTGTTACAGCGAACCTACTGTTAGATTTTTAGGAAGTGAATTTGACCTTTTTAAAGCCTATCAGCATTGTGAGCAAAATAAACTTAATGTTGACTGCGTTAGAAGGGTATTTTGTAAAGAAATTTGGGATAAACTTTTTAATGAAATTACATTTAAAGTCCATCCCAAAACAGGAACCATATTTGTCCCCTAACTACTTAATTGTTTACAGCGATCACATTTTGTTCTGCCGGCGGTTCCTGCCTTAAAAGAAAGAAAAATAGAAAAGAAGAATTACATAATGACTCATAAAAAGAGGGATAGTCGCACTATCCCTAATTGATCTAATCGCTCCTGTGGGTGGGAGATTTTTTAGGTCAAACCTCCAGTTGGGTACCCGGCTGGGGGTTTCTTTTATCAATACAAATATAGTATAATTATAGGTTTTGTTCTACTTTTTACCCCACCTTTTATTGGCCGCTTTCTTGGCTATTTCCTTGCGTTGTTCGGCCGTTAAACTTTCAGCCCTAGCTTTGCCTCCAACTAATCCGGCTTTTCTAGCACGTTCAACAGTCATACCGTTGCGGTGTTTTTCGTTAGGTTTTTCGCCTGTCAGGATGTCCACGATCAGCCTAGCGCGCTGGTTGGTGTCCTTTGGCCTCTTTGGATTTGCCATAATACTAATATACGAAAATAAGGGCTAAATTTGAAATGAGAATTCAAACTGAGACACTACCTGAATTTGAAATGAGTGTGTTTTTAATTAATTTGGGGGTATGGAAGTAAACGGCAATAAAAGTCTCACTAAACTCAGCAAACAGGAACTAATAACTTACATTCAAATAGTTTCTGACCTCACACAGCGCAATAAGTTGGGCCAGCGGTTGGGCTACCAGTACGGCGATGACCGCAAAATTTATAAGGCTTTGGGGTATCCCGAAGAAACCGACTTAACCTTCACTTATTATTGGAATAAGTATAAGAGGAATGATATTGGGTCGGCAATCATAAATCGTCCGGTGGATAAGACATGGAGCGGTGATCTTCTGGTCTTTGAATATGGGAAAACGATTGAAGATTCTGCTTTATACGAGGCCTGGCGCAACCTGGAAAGGGTGCACAAAATAAAGCAAAGACTTGTTAAGCTAGATAAACTTGCCGGTATAGGTAAACACGCTCTCCTGGTTTTGGGGCTTGATGATGTCAAAGCAAAGGAGGACTTTCTGAGACCTGCAAGCGGCAAGCGTAAACTGCAATATATACGCCAAATTGCAGAGGATGCCGGCAAAATACATGAATACGAGGACAACTCGTCGAATCCAAGATACGGCCAGCCTAAAAGCTATCGAATTAAATCACTGAGTCCCGGTACTGGACAGGAGGATGAAATTATAATTCATTGGTCTAGGGTATTACATGTTACTTCGGGTCATTTGACCTCTGAAATAGAGGGCATGCCACGACTAGAACCCGTCATAAATCGCTTGGTTGACATAGAGAAATTGTTAGGTGGTGATGCTGAGATGTTCTGGCGTGGTGCACGGCCGGGCTATCATGTTACAGACAGGGAAGGTTATCAGATGACAGATGTGGAGAGGGGATTAATGGCAGAACGGATTGAAGATTATGAGCATGACTTGCGGCGAATCATACAAACTTCAGGTGTTGATATTAATGCTCTTGCCCAACAGGTTGCTGACCCCTTACATCATATAGACGCACAATTGCAGGCGATCTCTGCCCAAACGGGAATACCAAAACGGATACTTATAGGTTCAGAACGCGGTGAGTTGGCTTCCTCGCAGGATAGGGATGCATGGTTAGATTTGATCAAAACCCGCATGGAAGAGTATGCTGAACCCGAAATATTAAGACCATTGATCAACAGGTTAATGGAATTTCAGATCCTTCCCGTTTTTGAAAGTTATAATGTTGTTTGGCCAGACATCTTTTCCCCTTCGGAAAAGGAAAAGGTCGATACTGGTAAGGTGCGGGCGGAATCGCTGAAATCTTACGGCGACTCATTGGCAGGCATGGAGATCCTTCCCATAGAGTTGGCCTTGAAATATATTTTAGGGTTGAACGATGAACAGATTGACGAGGCGTTGCAGGCCATGGAAGACCAGGCCACCGAAGAAGACAGATTCAATATAGAGACAGAAAATTTACTGGATTCATGAGAAAAATAATATTCATATTCATATTAATAATAATTTTGTTTGCTTCTTGTAGCAAGCGTATCTGTCCTACTTATGCTCAAATTACTACTTACCAATCGTGATCCATCGCAGACGACCACGTTAAGAAATCGGTTTGCCCGTGACATGCGAAGGCGTTTTGCAAAGCTGGAGCGTGATATTGTTAAGGCTGTTGTCACCGATGATGTGCTGGGGCTTAGCAAACCTGTGCTCAATCAATCTCCGGGCTATCGTGCTTTTGATTTTCCAAGGAGCACCGATAAGATTCAGGCTTTCATGGAGTGGTTAGAAGATGAAATCAACAAAGGAATCCTGGAGACTACACAACTGCAGCAACTTGGGCGCAGTATTGATCAGGCATGGACTAACATTTATATTTCCGATTCTTATCGCCGGGGTGTCATGAGGGCACGCTATCAACTAACTGCGGCGGGTTTTGATGTGCCGCCGCTTGAGCAAACCGGGGGCATCGCCGTTTCTATGTCCTCACCATTTCATGTTGATCGGCTTGGGCTGCTCTATACAAGGGCATTCAACGACCTTAAAGGAATTACATCTGCGATGGACACGCAAATATCAAGAGTGCTGAGCCAGGGACTTGCCGATGGACTTGGGGCCCGTGAGATAGCCCGCAATCTGCGTTCGGTCTTGTCGGGGGGCATAGTAGATACATTAGGTCGTTTTATTCCCGCTAAACGCCGGGCTGAATTATTAGCGCGCACTGAAATAATTCGTGCACATGCAGAGGCACAGCTTCAGGAGTTTAAGAGCTGGCAAATCGCACAGGTAACCGTGAAGGCCGAATTAGTTACCGCCGGCGACAATCGTGTATGCAATCAATGCGCTGATTTAGAGAGGTCAGTATTTACTCTTGAGGAAGCCCAGGGCATGATACCTGTTCATGCGTCATGCCGGTGTGCGTGGATACCTTTTAATGTTTCGCCAGGAGGGGTAAATTGATAATGAGTAGAAGTCAAATATTTGTAGATGGTCATCAGGTAGATACCGCAGGCAGCGATACGGAATGTATAGCGGCTCAGGGAGCAGGGGTTCGGGTATTTATCACTTCTATTGTGATCACCAACACTTCTGCCACTGACACTTTTGTACAAATAAAGTGCGGTGGGTCGGTTAGGATGACTTTACCGGTTCCTGCTAATTCAGGTGTGGCTCACTCGTTGTCCTCTCCGTTACAGGGCATACACAATAAAAATTGGTCTTTTCAATCCGGAGCAGCGTTAAGTACAATATACTGTACGTTAGTTGGATATGCAGAGAATTTATAAACATTTATAAAAACTTATAAACATGGCAACATTCACGAAAGTAAATGATTTTGTAGGAGACACCCACAATGGCGTTCACAACCTTGCAACAGGACAATTGAAAGTAGCATTAAGTAACACCGCTCCCGGTTCTGAGGCTTCAAACCCTCTTAGCGATGGTAACGGAGTTCTGGCTAATGTAACTGAGATTGCTTATACAAATCTGAGTACACGTAATATTACTACTACT